TATATATCTACTGATCCTATAGCTATTGTAAATGAAAAATTAAATCAAATAAATTTTAAGAAACAACAAATACTAATAGAACTGGAGCAATTAAAAAATGGATAAAATAAAAAATCAATTAGCTGGAGTAGCAGCACTACTTGGTGTTATTGCAGCCATCGGTGGTGGCTTTGTTAAGTATGGTGAAATCACTACTAAATTAGATGCATTAGAAAATGCAGGTGGAACAGATTGGTCAGCACAAATAGCTGTATTAGAAGAGAAAGTAGGTACATTAGAAAATGCAGATACAACTCACAGCCATGACTTTGATCATACACATGATAATACTAGTATTAAAGTAGTTGAAAAAGAAATAGAACTGCTTAAAATACAAATAGAAGAACTTAAAATTAAATCTTCTAATCCACTTGCTAATTAATGTATCTTAATGCTAATATACCTATCATAGATTGCTATGTTAGGGGGAACTACTTAAGAGATCAAAAAGATTCACACGATAAATACTTTGGGTGTGCAGTATTTGGTTTTAGTTCTATACCAAATCAAGTACCACTGTTTCATTTTATGATGGAAGATGGTGGTTTATGGTGGAGAGCACCTATATCAGCATTTTGTAAAAATCCAGGTGTAAAAGAACTACCACTTAATGAATTAGTTATGTGGGATAGTTTTAGTTACAATGTAAGTGTGACTACATTTTATGAAATATTTGGAAATAAAATGCAGTATATGTCAAGACGTAAAGTTTTAAGAAAAGGTACTTATTTATTTACAATAGATTGGGGACCAGGAGATTACAACGAATTAGATTTTGGTTATACACAACATCCAGATCAACACAAGTGTGGTCATGTATTAGAGTTAGATGATGGTAACTATGCAATACAACCCAACAATAGATTAAGAGTCTATGATGCATCAACAGGCTCTGATCCAAACGAAAAACCCCTTATAAATAGACTAGTTAATAATACAAGATGGTCAGTTGAAACTAGTTCTAAATGGATAACTGACGAACATGAGGAGGGTAGTTACGACTATCATTTTAAGGAGATAAAAGATGGCAAAGAAGAAAAGCACAGTAAATAAAGCAGGTAACTATACTAAACCTGGCATGAGAAAAAGAATGTTTAATTCAATAATGGCAGGATCTAAAGGTGGTAAACCTGGACAATGGAGTGCTAGAAAGGCACAACTTTTAGCAGCCAGATATAAAAAAGCAGGGGGTGGCTATAAGTAATGGTTAAGAAAATTAAAAAAGTTGCTAAAGCATTAAAGAAAGCATCTGCTTTACATAAAAAACAAAGTAAGATTATTGAAAAACATGTTAAGGATATGAAATCTTATGGCAAAAAAAAGAGATCCTAAAGTAGGCACAGGCAAAAAACCTAAAGGATCTGGTAGGAGACTTTACACAGATGAGAATCCTAAGGATACTGTTGGTATTAAGTTTGCGACTCCTGCTGATGCTCGTAAGACTGTTGCAAAAGTTAAGAAGGTATCTAAACCATTTGCACGAAAGATCCAAATATTAACTGTTGGAGAACAAAGAGCAAAGGTTATGGGTAAGACACAGGTAGCATCTATATTTAAAAAAGGTAAAGAAGCTATAAGAAAAGGGAGAAAAACATAATGGCACTTGCAAAGAGTCAAAGGAGTTTGAAAGCATGGGGAAAACAAAAGTGGAGAACCAAATCTGGGAAAAAGTCTTCGGAGACTGGGGAAAGATATTTGCCAGAGAAAGCTATCAAGAGTCTATCGTCTGCGGAGTATGCGGCAACGACAAGAGCAAAACGAAAAGGAACAAAAAAGGGCAAACAATTTGTGAAGCAACCGAAAGGGATTGCAAAAAAAACAGCTAAATATAGGAGATATACATAATGCCAGGACATTACGGAAAAATGATGAAGAAAAAGAAAATGACTAAAACTAAAAAAGTAACAGGTAATAGAAAAAAATTAGACATGGACAAAGATGGTAAACTTACTAAGAAAGACTTTGCTATGTTAAGAAATAAAAAGAAAAAATAATGAGAAAAGGACTATATGCAAACATCCATGCTAAAAGAAAGCGTGGAGGTAAAATGAAAAAGAAAGGTGCTAAAGGTGCACCCACTGCTGCAAACTTTAGAAGAGCAGCAATGACAGCAAAGAAAAAATAATGGTAGCAAAAAAATATCAAAACCCCTCTGGAGGATTAAACGAGGCAGGTCGTAAGTATTTTAAAAGAACAACAGGTGCTAATCTAAAAAGACCTAGCAAAAAAGTTGGTAATAAAAGAAGAGCTAGCTTTTGTGCAAGAATGAAAGGCATGAAGAAAAAACTTACATCTGCTAAAACTGCTAATGATCCTAATTCAAGAATTAATAAAGCACTTAGGGCTTGGAATTGCTAGTCTACTAGTATGTAGTATAACTATGGCTGATATTAAAAACACAAAAGATTTTATAAAAGCAATAGAAGAGGTACGTTCAGAGTATCCAGAAGATGCTCTTGAGAAAAAAATACCTGTATCTTTTATTGCAACTGTAGCTGCTACAGAAACTGGTAATTTTCAATTTAAAGATGCACCCACTGCACAGAAAGGTAATAATTATTTTGGGATGAAACCAATAGGAGATCAAAAATTTGTAACAACAACTGGTGGTGTTAACATAGCAAGTTTTGAAGATCCTAAAGCTAGTGTAAGAGCATTTATAAATTTAATTACTACTGACGATAGATATAAAGATGTTAGAGAATCTACAGATAAAATAGAGAATATGTTTCAAGGTATGAGTCCTTATGCAGAAAATCCTAACTATGTTAATTTGCTAACAAATGTATACAATGATAGAATTAAACCAGTAATAGAAACAGAAAATATGTTGGTTCCAAAAAGAAAACCTATGAATCAACAAATGGATTACTTACAATAAAAAAGGGGAGTCGTATAGACCCCCCTTCAGCAGGCAACAACAAAGGCTTCTAGAGTATTTACTCTAGGGGCCTTTTTTTATTGGTGGTATACCGAGCATAGGTCTACCATCAAATCTGTTTTTATTGGCAAATGGACCATTAACATGATTATAATGCAAAAATACTTGACCACATACATTACCTTCAAATGGCTCTCTCCAATGTTCTAATTCACAACCACTATATACTAACATATCTCCTACATTAAGTAATACTTTCGTTCCTTTTGGGGCATTTGGTTTATGTATTTGTTTGTATTCATCTATAACTGTATCTGCTCCTGTGCCATCTATAAATATAGGCCATTTGCTACCACCTAAATGTATGGTTGTTGATATCTCACAGCTTGGTCTATCTTTGTGTCTTCTTAGTATATCTCCTTGTTTATATAATCTAGCATAAGAATATGTAGGTATTAATTCAAGACCTGTTTCTTGTTGCATAACAGGTAATACTTTCATTAACAGAGTTTCCATAACATGATCTGCATAGTGAGAATATGTATTAGGAATTTGTTGGTCAGCCCATGTACCTAATAATCCTGTATCATAAGTAATATTGTTTTCATACATCCAGGAAACTGCATCACGTTTAAGTAAAAAATAATTAAATATAAAATTAGCTAACTCGTAACTAATTGCATTTTTTATAACTTGATATTTATTGAAAGCCATCTTGTATAAAATTAAAACTTACTGATATTCTTGTATCATTTGATTGATTAGGTTCAACACAATGCCATAACCACGCAGGAAACATTATAATTCTACCTGGTATTGGTTCTAGGTGTACCTCTCTCCATAAATGTTTAGGTGGTCTACCTTGTTTTCTTGCAGGCATCATTGTTTGAGTACCTGGTCTTGGATCGTTTGCTACGAAGACTCCAGAATTTTTATTTGCTTTTACATAATACACACCACTAAATAAACAATTAGGATGCACATGAGGTCTATTATATCCACCAGGATAATTAATATTAGCCCACATGTTACCTAATTTTGGTTTACGATCTAACCATTCTTCTTGATATATCTCTTCTTGCATTTTATATAGTTCTTGAACAAGTTGTTGATACTCAGATTTTAAATGCATTTCTGGTTTTGAGTGCCAGCCATTCATATTTGTTTTTTTAACACCAGGGTCTTGTTGAGACCAGTTTAAAATATGATTAGACAATGTTTCATTATCTAGTTGTATATCTTTACCATATATAGTTGTTGGAAAAAATTGTTCTTTAATCATCTAAATGGTTTACCTCCAAACCAAACAACAAGAGACTGCCTAACTCCACGAGTAACTGGTGCAACTCTATGATTTAAAAATGATGCAAATATAATAGCGTGTCCTTGTTTAAGATCTGCAAACTTACCTGGAGCCATAAGTTCTAAATCACCACCTTCAAACTCTGATGGATCATTTAGTAAAAGAGTCATAGATATTTTTCTAACTGGTGGCTCATGACTCATGTTTACGTCACAATCCATATGCCAATCATAGAACCCTCCCTCAGGATATTCTGTAAACTGTGCATTTTCAGTTATCTGTATATCACCAAAACCAAAATGATTTTCATTTGCTTTTTGTATAAATTTATTAAGGTCTTGATACATATGATCCATTTCTTTAAATGGTATCCAGCTAATGGTGGTTACTCTTTTACTTGTGTCTGTTCCACCACCAGGCTTACCCATACCAACTTGTGCTTTTTGAGGTGGTTGTCTTCTACCTGACTCAATAATCTGTCTACATTGATCTGGTGTAAACAATGGTGTAGTTGTTTGCACTATCCAACTTTTCCATTTAGGTTCTGTTATTATCACGTTACACTCCTATTTCTTACTGGATCATAATCAACATCACAATTACAAGATAAAGTTCTTCTAAATCCTGGCCCATTAAAAGGATAAACACAATGCCTCATATCATACGGAAAAATATAAAAATCTCTTTCTTTAAGTTTTGGCCCATAATCTGAGTTACAAAATTGACCAGATGAGTTACCTAATATTTGTAAAGTTCCATTCATAGGTTTATCCTCTGCTGAATATTCAATGCCTGTTTGTTCTGGTAATTTTAAAATCATAACACTAGATAAACCTGTATGTAAAGTTCCTTGATGTATATGCACTGGATTATATTCATGCTCTTTCATTTCATTAACCCATATAGAATTTAAATGCATTTTGTATTCATTTATTTTATTCCAATTTAAATAGTGTTGAAATTTTTGCCAAAACCAATTCATAACATTATCTGGTAAATGTCTATGCGGTTGCATTTTATTATTAGGAGTGCCATCAAAAAATAATGAATGTTCATTTTTTATTTTGCCTACAAGTTGTTTATTAGCAGGATATAATTCGTGTCTTCTTACTTCATATATATTATTTATAATATTATATACATCTAATGGCACTTGATATCTTAATACTGATTGCCCTAAAAATATAAATTTAAAATCTGATGTGTCCATATTTTTCTTTTATACGTTGTGGTATTTTTTCTATATAAGGATTATAAATTTTTCTAACAGGTCCATCAAATAATTTATGCATATTACTGCCAACTATTTTATCATCATAAGATAAACCATTTATAGATACTTTATCTAAATTATTAAATCTATGATAAAAATAAGGCTCATCTATAAATTTATATATTTTTTTAAACTCTTCTTCTGGATTAGTAACCATATCATCATACTTTACAAAGTGGCAAATATCTGGATAGTTGTATGCATTTTTAATTGCTTCTAAATCTTTAGCAACTGCACCTTCTTTATTCATTATCATAGATAATTTTTCTTCATCATTTTTTAAATTGTATCTATTAGGGAAAGCATCTGGGTTTTCTGTATACCATTTCATATAGCTAGCTAATACATCCATTAAGTTTCTTAATAATACAACACATTTAAAAGGGCGTTTGTAATGTTTCTGCATTAAATTTAAATTACCAGTTGTCATTACTGGACCACGATCAATAATTATACGCTGTATCCAATCTTTATAATAAGTATCATAAACATAATCTAATACATTATCTAAAGATTTATGATCTGGATAATTTAAAAAGACATCTGTTTTTTTAAGTAAAAATAAATCTTTCATAATCTCTAATGTAATAGAGTTTGGTGTAGCTGCTATAGCTGGATTTTGATTCATAATACTTGCAAACAAAGTATTACCAGATCTTGGCATTGCAACTAAAAAGAAAAGTTTTTTATTCTGGTTTTGCTCCAAGTTCGTGTGTAAGTTTATCTTTCGTTTCATGTTGTAGTTGACCTTGTTCTTTTTTTATTCTTTCAATAGATTGTAGTTGACCTAATACATTAAATACTTCTGGCTGACTAGATCCCTCTGTTAAAGTCTCTGCTTTATTTTTCATGGTTAGATGATAAGAGTGTAACTGATGCGTATTAACATCTTTAGTATCAAAAGATCCATCGTCAAACTTCTTTTTAAATTTAGACCATAACTTTATTTCTCTCATTCTATCTCTTGCAACTAATTGCATAGATGCTTTATTATAAATTTTTTCATCTATATCAATTTGTAACAATTCTTTTTTTAATGGATGTGATTCGTTATCTAACTTTTCTTGTAGCCTTTTAATTTTAACTTCTATTCTTCTATAATCAAATGACAATGACATTAAATTTTCTAAAAATACATTTTGTTCTCTAACACATTGCCAATACTTTGCAGCTTTAGTTGGATACTTTGCATCATTTAATACAGAAAAAGACATTTCTGTTTCTGTTCTAAACATTTGTTTCTTAGTCCATGTATCTCTTAATTCTTCTGTCATTTCTTTAAATACAGATACATCTTCTGGTTCTAATATATTATTCAAATTAGGAGCTTCTTTTTCTATAAGCTCTTTTATATTTCTTTTTTCTTTAGTCATCTTATACCTTTTGTATTAATTGTTTTATATCTTCTTGCAATTTTCTACCTACAGAATTTGCATGATTAATTACAGCGGCACACAAATTTCCATGATAGGGATATCCTCGTAATGCTTCTCTAACTTTACCTACAGGCTTACCTCCATAATCAATTACAATAGCATTGTCTTTATTTAAACCTATCTTTAATTCAAATAATATACCAGTGTATTTATCTAAATTATTTTTTTCTGACATTCTCCCCTCCATCTGAATTAACAGGTGTTAGTGTAGCTAAACTATTCATAATAGTTACAACTTCAGCATATGGTCTAGTCATTAAGTACTTCATAATATCTTTTAACTGCTCAGAGTTAATAACATATTGTCTTGGTGGTGTTTGTTTATCCATTTATCCTCCTATTAAAATGGTATGTCATCATCGTTTGGATAATGTTTTTCAATCATATTTAATTTATCTTCTGCAGATGCTATAGCTTCTAATTGTTTATCTATCTCATGTACAAACTGTGGGTGCTCACCTATACCTACAGATTTATTTAGGTATATTTCAATAGTAACTTTAGCCACACTTATATCTGCTTCGTATCTTTTTCTAAGTGCTTCCATAAATGCATCTCTCATTATTCCCTCCCTTTAAATTGGTAGTATTTATTTTCTACTAATTCCTCATCATCAAGATAAGGATTAGACTTTGCAGCATTAGACTCTCTTGCATCTCTAATAGTTTGATTCAAAGTTCTACCTTGTCTCAAACAACCTGCAACAAAATCTTCTACTTCTATTATTGCCTGTTTAACTTGTCCCATTATTAACCTCCTGTATTAATCTATTTAGATACCATTGTGCTTTTTGTAAATCTTCTAAAGGCTCACCTTTAAATTTATATCTAGAAACATACTTCAAAATATTACCTTTGAGATATCCATGAAACTCATCACTGGTCATGCAGTCAGTTATTACATCAATAGTTTCTTTTTTACCATGTAAGTAATGTTGTGGTGCATTGACACTATCACGTTTCCACATAGGCACAGATTTATCTTCCTCAAATGATACATCTAAACCATGTTCTTTTAAAGATGTATATATTCTTTTACTTTTTACCATACTCTCTCCTTATAGTTTTAATGTCAATTGTTTCTATATTATAATTACCATCTTTAACTTCTCGTTTAAGTATAAGACCACTCCACCACATATGCTGAGTATCTCTAGCAAAATGTTCTGGATGACTCAAATAACATCCTGCAGATAAACCATGTATCTTACTACCATTTGGTAATGTAGATATAGCGTAATCTAACAAATGACTATGACCCACTGTAGCAGAAACTTTGTGTTTTGTCAAGAGAGTTCTACCAATATTTTCTCCAGAGATAGCTGATCCCATAATACCAGATGGGAAATGATGTGCATAATGTATACCATCTACAACTTTCATACTTCTATATGGTACTTCTTGCCAACCATATTTTTTAAATTGTAGATCAGATATTTTCATAGTGCCATCTAACTCTGGATTCTCATCTACAAATCTATCAATACGATCTTCATGATTACCATGTAACATAATCTTTTTAGGTTTGTGTTTACCTAATCCTTTATTAAATAAAGATAATGCTTCATGTGAATGATCCATATCTTTTTGATATCTTCTACCTTCAAATGATTTCTTTGCTCTGTCATAACTAGATAAAGAATCCATACTGCAAAAATCACCCATGCATATTACATGTGTAACTTTAAAATCTGCAGCTAGTCTACCTGCCCACAGAAATCTATCATTGCTTGCTTTGGGT